AAAACCAAGAACGGGGAAATCATTGAGATGCGTCCCGCCTTGTTCGACAGCAAAGGCTCGCCCTGCGACAAGTTGATCGGTGGCGGTTCTACAATCAAGATTGGCTGTGAAGCTAGTCCGTGGTTTGTACCAGCGTTGGGGGTAGGGGTAACCCTTCGTCTCCGTGCGGTGCAAGTGATCGACCTCAAAGAGCCTTCTTCTGGTGGCTCTAGCTTTGAAAGCTTCGGCTTCTCTTCGGAAGAAGAGGGCTTTGTAGCTCAAGGCGAAACATTCCCAGAACTAACCAAACCCAAGGAGTCCTCAAGTGTACCGAGCAAAACGCCCGAACTACCAGAGGACTTCTAAATATAGAAGCGGTCTCGAAGTCCAGATTGCGTCCCAGCTTGAAAAGGCTGGGGTGCAGTTTGGCTACGAAACTATTCGACTAAAATATCAAAGAATATGTCATTACATTCCAGACTTTATACTTCCAAACGGAGTGCTGATCGAAGGAAAGGGCTGGTTCACTCCGCAGGACAGGAGCAAGTTACTCCTACTAAAGAAGCAAGACCCAAGTTTAGACATCCGATTGGTTTTTTCCAAGTCTACAGCTCGTCTAAACAAGAAGTCCCGAACCACCTACGGAGAGTGGTCAACGACAAACGGGTTCCTCTGGAGTGAAAAAGTAATTCCGCAGGAATGGCTGACTTTATAAGACATACAGAGTGTAGTAAGTGTGGCTCATCAGATGCCCGTGCAGAGTATTCTGATGGGTCAGCTTACTGCTTCTCTTGTTCCGCATATTCTAAAAGCAACGGGGAGATAAAGGAGAAACCAAATATTTATATGGCTAACTTAATTGAAGGGAATGTTACTGCTTTGACCAAACGCAATATCCACATGGAGACTTGCCAGAAGTTCGGTTATAAGCTTGGAGACTTTAACGGCAAGCCTGTTCAGATCGCAGAGTACAAAGACAAAGAAGGAAACCCAGTAGCCCAGAAGCTACGCTTTCCTAACAAGGACTTTATGATTCTTGGGGAAGCCTCTGAGATGACCCTGTTTGGACAGCATTTGTTTAGGGATGGTGGCAAGATGCTTGTCATTACTGAAGGTGAGATTGATTGCCTTTCTGTATCCCAAGCTCAAGGCAACAAGTGGCCTGTAGTATCTATTCCTACTGGTGCTCAATCTGCTACCAAGGCACTCCGTAGAAACATAGATTGGGTGGAGAAGTTTGAGAAGGTCGTGTTCATGTTCGATATGGATGAAGCAGGTAAGAAGGCTTCAAAGGAATGTGCATCTTTGTTGAGTCCGGGGAAAGCTAGGATTGCTTCGTTGCAGATGAAGGACGCTAACGAGTTACTTGTTGCTGGCAGAGGGCCAGAGATTATTGATGCTATATGGAGTGCTAAAGAGTTTAGGCCAGATGGAATTGTAGGGGGTAACGAGCTTTGGGATTACATTACTAAGGTTGACCTAGAAGAATCTGTATCTTACCCATACGCAGGTGTATCGGCTATGACCCACGGATTGCGTAAAGGCGAGTTAGTTACCATTTGTGCTGGTTCTGGCATTGGCAAGAGCCAGTTCTGTAGGGAGATTGCTCATTGGCTTCTACGCAATAACAAGAGCATTGGCTACATAGCCCTTGAGGAGTCAGTAAGGCGTACAGCATTGGGCATCTTAGCGATTGAGGCCAGTAAGCCGTTGCACCTAAAGCCAGACAGCATAACCCAAGAGGAACTAAAGAACCTGTTCAATGGTACGATTAGCCAGAAGTTCTTTACCTATGACCACTTCGGTTCCTTGGATTCGGACAACCTTCTCAACAGAGTAAGGTACATGGCTAGGGGTTGTGGTTGTGAGTACATCGTACTAGACCACTTGAGTATCGTGGTATCTGGCATGGGTGACGGAGACGAGCGTAGGCTTATCGACAACACCATGACCAAGCTCCGTAGTCTTGTGGAAGAACTAAAGATTGGGATGATTCTTGTTTCCCATCTTAAGCGTCCAGAAGGCAGGGGGCATGAAGATGGTGCAACCACCAGCCTGTCACAGCTTCGAGGCTCTGCTGGTATTGCCCAGCTTTCAGACATTGTGATCGGCCTAGAGCGTGACCAGCAAGCCGAGGGTAACGACAGGAACATTACTAGTGTTCGTATTCTTAAGAATAGGTTTACTGGAGAAACTGGTATTAGTTGTCGCCTTGAGTACAGCAAGGAAACAGGTCGGCTCAAGGAGATTGCTATACCAGATTCAGAGATTGAAGTGCCAGAAGAATTGGAATAGGGTAGGTAAAACACAACATGAAAACACTCATATTTGACTTGGAATCAGATCACCTAGTCGAAAAGACTACCAAGATACATTGTCTTGTTATTACAGACATGGATTCTGGTGCAACCACAAGGTACAACCAACAGCCTAACGGCAACTCTATTGAAGCTGGTATCAAAGAACTCGCTAGTGCTGACAGGATTATAGGCCACAACATAATCGGGTTTGACCTGCTTGTTCTTAAGAAGCTTTATAGCTGGTTCGTACCGCCAAGGGTGATAGAGGATACTTTGGTATTGACTAGGCTCATTTGGCCCGACCTAAAGGAGAATGACTTTTCTAGGCTTAACGATGGGTTCCCTAAAGAGATGATTGGTTCCCACTCGCTCAAGGCTTGGGGTATTCGTATTGGATTGCAGAAGGGCGACTTCAAGGAAAACAACAGCTTTGAAGTATGGACTCCAGCTATGGAGGATTACTGCGTACAAGATGTAGCTGTTACCTTGAAGCTCTACAGACTTATCCAGACCAAGAACCCATCTAAAGCTAGTGTCGAGCTAGAACATGAGTTTGCAAAGATCATGCAGAATCAAGAATCCTACGGGTTCAAGTTTGACCATACCAAAGCTGAAGCTCTATGTGCTTTACTTCAGAAGAAGAGGGCTGAAATCGAGGCGAATATGCAAGCGGTGTTCCCTCCAGATGAGGAAGAAATGAAGTCTAACTTATGGGTAACGCAGGACGGAAAAGAATGGACAACCAAGAAGTCAGCAGTACAGGCTGGTTACAAGGCAAAGGACATTGTTAAAGGTGGCAAGAAAAAGAAAATTATCCCGTTCAACCCCGGAAGCAGAGACCAGATCGCAAACCGCTTCATTAAAAAGGGATGGAAGCCCCAAGAGTTTACACCAGATGGCAAACCCAAAGTTGACGAACAAGTGCTTACGGCTCTTGAAAGGATGGGCTTCGCAGAGGCCAAGCCCCTCTTAGAATACTTACTAGTATCGAAGCGACTAGGCCAACTTGCAGAGGGTAACGAGGCTTGGATGAAGCTGGTTAAAGCTGATGGTCGTATGCACGGCAGGGTAATCACTAACGGAGCAGTAACAGGTCGTTGCACACACCGAGGGCCAAACATGGCTCAAGTACCCAGAGTAGGGTCAGCCTATGGTGAAGAGTGCCGTAGCCTGTTTGTAGCTACAAAGGGCTTTAAGCTGATTGGAGCAGATGCCAGCGGTATTGAGTTGCGTTGCTTGGCTCACTTCATGGCTCCCTATGACGGAGGTAGTTATGCCAAGGTGCTTCTTGAAGGAGACATTCACACAGCTAATCAACAAGCGTCTGGGTTACCTACTAGAAACGATGCCAAGACCTTTATCTACGCCTTCTTGTACGGAGCAGGGCCAGCCAAAATTGGTAGCATCATTAACAAGGGTGAAAGGGAAGGTCGTAAGATTATTGACCAGTTTCAAACCAAGCTCCCAGCCATTAAGAGGCTTAAGGATGCCGTTGAGTTGGCAGTAAACCAGAGGGGGTACTTGATCGGTCTGGATGGCAGACACCTTCCTGTTCGCTCTGCTCACGCATCTTTAAATGTTCTTCTTCAGTCGGCGGGTGCTTTGATTATGAAGAGGGCAACCATTAATTTAGTTAGGTCGTTGAAGGAGCAAGGTTACGAGTTTGCTAAGGACTATGGTATTGTCGCCCACATCCACGATGAACTACAGATTGAGGCTAAATGTGGCATTGAGGAGCTAGTCGGTAATACAGCAGTAGCCTCTATATGCCAAGCAGGTAGAGATTTTAAGTTCCGATGCCCACTTGACGGAGAGTTTAAAATTGGCTTTAATTGGGCAGAGACCCATTGAGTGAGACAACCTAATGAAATTGAACTTTCTTATCTTGCTGGGTACTTTGACGGAGAAGGCTGTATTCATATCTCAAAAATTGGAGCTAGGGTTGTTGCTATTAAATCGTGTTACCCGAAAGTTGTTCAGAGATTTTATAAAATTTATGGTGGCTGGTTTAAAAAACTGCCTAATAAGGGCAAAACAAAAGTATGGAGGCATTTTTATTATTTTCGGATATACGGAGACGAAGCCCTCTATGTTATCCATAGCTTATTCCCATTTCTGCGTGAGAAAAAGGAGCAAGCTAGATTGTTTATTAAATACAGCTCCTCAAAGGATGCTCATACTAAAGCCCAATATTCTATGCAAATTAAGAGCTTAAAAAGAGTAAAATACTAAATTTATGAAAAACACAAAAAACACACTACTAATAGACGGCGATTGGCTTGCCTTCTGGCATACAATTACCAATGAATACCCCTGTGATTGGGGCAACGATATGTGGACTCTCCACGGAGATGTCAAAACAGCTACGCAGACCATTACTGCGTTTCTTGTAGAGCTAAAGGAGGAGCTGAAGGCCGATAGTATCAAAGTAGCTTTGTCCGACAGCACAAACTGGAGAAAGAGGATTCTTCCTACCTACAAAGAAAGCCGTAAAAAGCTTAGAAAGCCCCTTCTTTACCCAAGGGTTAGAGAATGGCTTGTTTCTGAGTATAAGGCCGAGATGCAACCAACCCTAGAGGCAGACGATTTGCTGGGTATCTGGGCTACTGAGCTAGATGGTAAAGCTATTGTTGTTGGCGAGGACAAGGACTTTAAACAGCTCCCAGCAAAGCATTACAATCCCCACAAGGCTGAAGAAGGAGTAATTGAGGTATCCAAGGAGCAAGCCGATTGGTGGCATCTATTCCAAGCCCTTACGGGTGACCAAACAGACGGCTACACAGGGCTGGTAGGCTGTGGCCCAAAGACCGCAGAAAAGATACTTGGGCCTGTTGGCTCTAAAGGGCTATGGGACAAAGTGCTTAAGGCTTACGCTAAAGAAGGCGTTCCAGAATCAGAAGCCTTGGTTCAAGCTAGGGTTTCCCGTATCTTGAGAAAAGGTGAATACAAAAACAATGAGGTAATACTATGGCAACCTTGAGCGTATATATAAGCGGAGCGATGACGGGGCTACCAGAGTGTAACTACCCTGCCTTTCACGCTAAAGCTACTGAATTGAGAGCCAAGGGCTATGTAGTTCGCAACCCAGCAGAAAACTTTGACGGGGATACTACCCTTCCAAGGTGGATGTATCTAAAGGAAGATATTAAGAATCTTTTAAGCTCTGATCGTATTGTATTTCTTCCGGGGTTTGAAAAGAGTGCCGGGGCTTTGCTAGAAGCTTTGGTTGCACGGGAATGTAATATCTTGACATTGGGGGAACACGAATGAGTGATGTAGTCGTTAAAGACTCTGGTAAAAGACAGAACTTTGATACTGGTTCTGTTAGGGATACTAACGAGAATAAGGGTAGGTTTGACCTGCTTCCTCCTTATGCTTTGTTTATGTGGGCGAGACAGCTTGAAGAAGGAGCTAAAAAATATGATTCACGCAACTGGGAAAAAGGCCAGCCATTGAGTCGTTACGCTGATTCTGCGTTGCGTCATTTAACAAAACATCTAGCTGGGATGCGTGATGAAAGGCATGACGTAGCTACGCTTTGGAATATTGGAGCGATGATAGAGACAAAACACAGGATTGATAAAGGCTTGCTACCAAAGGAGTTGGATGACTTGCCAAAGGAGGATTATGGCTGGCTATAAAATTATAAGTAAAAGTGAAAAAAATGTTGACGAATTTCCAAAAGTCTCTAAAGCTTTGGTAGATGTATTGCACCAAATGGTTCCCGAAAGATGTCCAGATTCTAATGAGTCTGATCGGGATATTTGGATTTATAGCGGTCAGCGTCAAATTGTAAGATTTTTACAAACTAAACTTGACGAACAACAGGAAATAGGGAGATAAATTTATGTGTATGGGAGGAGGAGGAGGAAGTTATAAAGCACCAGTTATACCGCCACCCCCGCCCCCGCCTCCACCCCCTCCTGCTCCTGTGCAGTTGGCTAAAGAAGTGCAAGAACCAGCTTCAGTAAGATCATCTAAACGGCAAGATTATCGTAGACGAGGCCGTAATGCCTTGGTAATTTCAAACCAAGAAGATTTGAGTGGCGTAAACGTACCTAGTTAAAGGAAAAATAATATGATTACTTACGAATCTTTAGGGGCATACGGGGCTGAATACATCAGCAACACGACTAGTGCAACTAGCAAAAACTATTGTGCCATTACAATGCTTGAGGACACCACATTCACTACCTTGACAACTTCTAATTGGTCTGCTGGTTCTACTAGTAGCGTTTATACTGGCTCAACAGTTACATATCCTAAAGGTCTTACTATTTTTGGAACCTTTACGGCAGTAACCTTGTTGACAGGTAAAATAATTGCTTATAAAGCCTTTAGCCTCTAATTATAATAAAGCTTTAATTGCCTTACTTTTAGGGTTGCTTATAACTTCCTGCTCTGATAAAACATCACAGAGCGATGAGCAATACACAAAATATCCAGATGTTCCTCCATATTGGGTAACTGACCCTAATTACGGGAAGTTTTAATTTATGCCACAACTAGGATTATCTTTAGAGTGTTCAAGTATTCCATTCTTAAGTGGAGTTAGTCAGCCTCCTAATACAATCTCTACAGCAGAACAATATCTAATTGATGCTAACAGCAACGCTTATTTTAAACAAACTCTTTCTTCTTTTGGAGAAGTTTGGACTACGCAAGTAGAACCTTATGAAGAGTTTTCCTTTAATGGAGAAGATTATTACCAAGTATATTTTATAATTAGGTTCGTTTCTGGAAACGCTACTCCTTGGAAATACGCTAAAGGAATAGTTTCAGACGGAGGGGCTATTACGCAAGAGCTTCAAAGTGCATCGCTTAACAATGCAAATTTTATTCCGACAACTGGGTGGTCTGGTGGGCTTACTTTACAAGCCGGAGTTATACCCACTTTCCCATCATCCATTTCCGCAACTGCAAGTGTAGTTTCAAATCTGGCTCGAATTTCAACAAGTTGGACAGCCCCTACAACCACACCTGCTCCTTCTTCTTACACTATTAGAAGGTCATTAGGAGGAGTGGATATAGATTCTAGTAGCTCAACTGCTTCAACTATATTGGATTCATTACCCTACCAAAAAACTATTGAAGTATCTGTTAGATCAAATTCAGTTATTGGAAATTCTAGTTTTTCTACACCACTTTCAGTTACGACATCTAATTCAACTAGTATGAATCCTTCTCTTCCATTTATAGTTATTGAAAATATGGCTTCGTTTACAGTAACACACACATCTGAAGCTTATGGGAATAAAACACTTGCATTTTCATCAAACTTAATTTACACCCGAACTGATAGCGGAAACGGAGCTACTGGTCTTGATTTTATGGGACTTAGAAGCATATATTATCAGTATTCTCCCCCGGGTGATTGGACGCAAACTGGAGATATTATTCTTCGTTTTGGTTTTAATAACTCTAGTTGGCAACTTTATTTAATCGCTTTAAATGATTCGGGGTCGGTTGATACCAAAGTCATTTTAGTTCAAAGTTTTGGATTAGCAACTAGTTATAGTGAGATTAGACGTTCGGGTTGGAATCGGCAAACGGGCGATACAAATAATTTTGCTCTTACAAATGTTAATACACAATCCGGCTCTATTAATTTAAATGCAACATTCTAATTTTTTATGAAAACAGGAAAATCTTTATATTCTGAATTGGAACTAGCTCGTAGCACTTACCTAGATCGTGCTAGGGATTGCTCTGAGTTAACTATTCCTACTTTAATTCCTCCTTCTGGTCACGGCTCTTCCACAGAGTACAGCACCCCATTTCAAGGCATTGGAGCTAGAGGCGTGAATAACTTGGCTAGTAAGCTACTTCTAGCCCTTTTGCCCCCTAATCAACCATTCTTTAAATTCTCTATTGATGAGTTTAAGTTTAAAAAGCTTCAAGGCGACCAGACTCTTAAAGCAGAGATGGAGAAAGCTTTGGCTGGCGTTGAGAAAGCCATTATGACTGACATTGAGACTTCTGCTGTCCGTGTGGCTACTTTTGAAGCCTTAAGGCATCTTCTAGTTGGCGGTAATTGTTTGCTGTATCTTCCTGCTTCTGGTGGGTTGCGTGTATTCCGACTAGAGAACTATGTAGTTAAGCGTGATTCATTCGGTAATGTATTGGACATAGTTACCCGTGAGAAGCTGTCTGTTACGGCTCTCCCAGAAGAAGCCAAAAAGCTTGTTGCTAAGAGTGAATCCAACGAGCCTAACATCGAGTTGTTTACCTGTATTCACAGGAAAGACAATAAATGGTATGTTTACCAAACAATCAAAGATAATATTATTCCCGGTTCTGAAGGAGAATATGAATTAGATAAGTTACCTTGGATTACTTTAAGGTTTATACGGGTCGATGGTGAAGATTATGGCCGAGGCTTTGTAGAGGAGTACTTAGGAGATTTAAGGTCGCTCGAAGCCCTTACCCAAGCAGTTGTGGAGGCTTCCTCCGCTTCAGCTAAAGTAGTGTTCTTGGTGCGTCCTAACGGAGTAACCAATAAAAAAATGCTGGCAGAGGCTCGTAATGGAGCAATCATCACGGGCGACAGGAATGACGTATCTTGCTTGCAGGTAGAAAAACAAGCAGACCTTCGTATTGCTCAAAATGTTATGGAAGCTATTACCCTGCGTCTAGGATATGCTTTCCTACTCAATGCTTCTGCTGTCCGTAATGCAGAGCGAGTAACTGCTGAAGAAATTCGTTACCTCTCTAATGAGATTGAAACGGCCTTGGGCGGTGCTTATAGCGTCCTTTCTCAAGAGTTCCAGCTACCTCTAGTTTCACGGATTATGGACAGGATGCAACGACAGAACAGGCTACCTAAGATCGACAATAAGATCATTAGGCCAGTTATTACTACTGGTGTGGATGCTCTTGGTAGGGCTAGTGACTTGAATAAGCTAGACTTGTTTGTGCAGGGCATCGCTTCGATTCTAGGCCCACAAGGGCTTGCTCAGTTTATTAACATGGACAACTACCTTACCAGAAGGGCTACAAGCCTTGGTATTGATATTGAAGGATTGATTAAAGATCAACAAGCAGTAGCCCAAGAAGCTCAAGGAGCTAACCAGAATGAGATGATGGCTCGCATGACGGAAGCTCTTGGCCCACAAGCTATTGCAACTGCTGGTCAGATTGCTAACGACAGCCCAGAATTTAAAGCTGGACTAGCCCAAGCATTTAGCCAGACTCAACAACAGCCTCAACCTAGTCAGTAAACAACACAACAAAGGAGAAAAACACACAATGCAAGCAGTTAGCACACCCGTAACTCAAGTACCTGCTGACGCACCTAATCAGCCTATTGCTGACCCCAGAGGTGGCGGTCTTATCCAGCAGGATAACCAAACAACTACTCAAGAGGTTCGTCCTACTTGGCTTCCAGAGAAGTTTAAATCTCCAGAAGAAATGGCTAAATCCTACTCTGAATTAGAGAAAAGATTCAGTCAGCCTAAACAAGATGCAACCAAGACAGACCAGCCTCAAGACGGAACCCAACAGCCTGTAGCTGGCTTTCAAAAGTACAGCGAAGAGTACTTCTCCAACGGGAAACTCTCTGATGAGACTTATACTGAATTGGCTACAAAAGGTATTCCTAAAGAGTATGTCGATCAGTATATGAAGGGCTTTGAAGCTACCCAACAAGCTGAGTCTAACGCTTC